GCCCGGCCACCCCCGGAGGCCGCGGCAGCCGCCGCCGGACCCCGGCGAAGGCCGCCGCGGCCCCGCGCGTGATCTCGATCCGACGGACCACGCTCCCGGTGCCGGGGACGTGGGGCGACATCCTGCCTTCGGTCGTGGGCCCCGAGACCGCGGTCCGCGTGTCGGCGATCTTCGGGGTCGTCCGGTGGATCGCCCAGGCCGTCGGCATTTGCCCGATGCAGATCATGCAGGAGCGGCCGGACGGCCGCCGCGAGAAGGCGGATCTGCCCTGCGCCTACACGCTGCGGAAGCGCCCTAACAACTGGCAGTCGGCCTGGGACTTCTACGTCCTCCAGGCCTACTGGACCGCCCTCCACGGCAACGGCTACGCCCGCGTGGTCTCGGGCGATCGCGGCTGGATGACGCAGCTCATCCCCCTCCACCCGTCCCGGGTGAAGGTCGAGCAGTCGGCCGTCGACTACTCGCTGACCTACAAGTTCTGGACCGAGAAAGGCCAATGGGAACCGATCCCCGGGCCCGTGCTGCATTGGCGGTGGATCTCCGACAACGGCATCGTCGGCCACGCCCCGGCCGAGATGAACGCGACGAGTATCAACCTCGCGCGGCAGCTCGACACCGCGGCGACCGCGTTCTGGAGCAACTCCGCGCGGCCCGACATGGTCCTCGAGACGGACGAGAAGGTCCCCGACGCCGCGGTCGACGCCCTGCGGGACATGCTGCACCAGGCCTACGGCGGGGCCGAGAACCGCGGGAAGGCCGCGGTCCTGCCCAAGAAGACACGGCTCAAGCCGATCGAGTCGAACAGCATGGAGGCCTCGCAGTTCCAAGAGCTGCGCGACGCGGTGCTGCCCGACGTATGCCGTCACTGGGGCGTTCCAAGTACGCTCCTCGGCGATTCCAAGATGGCCCGATTTTCCAACGTGGAACAGGAGCACCTCTCCGCCCAGGTCTGGTGCCTTCTGCCGTGGGCCCGACGCATGGAGTCGCCCGTCGATATGGCGCTCCAGCCGGTCTACGGGGAGAACGTATACGCGAAGCTCGACACTCGCGGAATCCTGCGGGCCGACACCGCGGGCCGGGCGGCCCTGTATCAGTCGCTCTGGAACATGGGGGCGATCACCCCGAACGAGATCCGCGACCGCGAAGACTTCGACCTCCTCGACACGCCGGCGGCGAACCAGACGTTCGTGCAGCTCGGGTTCTCGACGCTCGACGCCGCGGCCGTCACCGAGCCGGCCGACGACACGCCGGACGACGAGGCCGACGACACCGGCGAGACGATCGACGACTCCCCGGGCGACGAGGTGACCGAGGCCGGCGGCTTCCGCCTCGGGCAGCGTGTGTACTGGGCCGGCGGCGAAGGCGTCATCGAGCACCTGATGACCGACGGCGTCCTCGGCGTCGAGGGCTCGGCCTACGCGATCACCGCCACCGAGGCCGAGCCGGCCGCGAGCGTCCGCGTGTACTTCGACGACGAGCCGACCGAGTTCACGGTCGGGAAGCGGGTATCGGAACTGTCGGCCACGCCGATCGAGACCGGAGGGGAGTGACCATGTCGAACCAGATCGAGACCCGCTACCTGTCGCAGTCCGCGGACCCCGATGTCGAGCTCCGCCTGGAGACCCGCGACGACGGCCGGCCCGTGATCGTCGGCATGGCCCCGCCATGGAACAAGTGGTCGGTAGACCTCGGCGGGTTCAAAGAGCGTTTCATGCCGGGGGCCTTCCGGAAGTACCTCGACCGGGCACCGAACGATCCGCGCGGTAAGGCCGACGTGGTCGCGAAGTACAACCACCAGGACTCCGCGGTCCTCGGCCGGACCACCAACGGCACGCTCGACATCCAGGAGACCGAGAAGGGGCTCGTGTTCCGGGCCACTCCGCCGGTCGGCACGCCGACGACGGCCGAGGTCGTGCCCCTGATCCGCGATCGGTACATCTTCGGGTCGTCCTTCGCGTTTTCGCTCACCGAAGCGCGGGGCGAGTCGTGGGACGAAGACCCCGCCGGGAACGTGACGCGGACGATCACCGAGGCGGCGATCTTCGACGTGTCGCCCGTCACCCACGCGGCCTATCCGAATAGCTCCGTCGGCCTTCGCTCCCTGTCGGCATGGAAGGCGGCCCGCGGGCTCGTCCAGCACAGGAGCGAGGGCCGCGGGCTCGTGATCTCGCTGGACTACGATCGGACCTGGACCGCGGCCCCCGGCCTCTGGCGTTCGTTCGTCGGCATGGCGACGGCCGCCGGAAACCGCGTGGTCTGCATCTCGCGGCGCGAGAACGACGAGGCGAACCGCGAGGAGCTGCGGCTGGCGTTCGCGGACCTCGAGGTCTCCGACCTGATCCTCTGCGGGGCCGGCACGCAGAAGCGGGACGCCGCGGCCGCCGCCGGCCTGGCGGTCGACGTGTGGGTCGACGACTACCCCGAGGGCATCGTCTCGGGCACCGACGCGCAGCCGACCCGGAGCGTGAAGGTCTCGACCCTGGCGGGTGCCCGGGCCGCCGCCGCGGCCGCCGTCGCCCGAATGAAGGCCCACGTCTAAGCGGGAGCCGATATGCCATCGACACTCACCCACACCGGCTCCGTCCAGTTCCGGACGCTACTCGCGGACGGCGAGGTGAAGATCGCCCGCGATCTGACGCTGAAGACCGACCTCGCGGACGGCAGCGGCACCGGGCAGGCGAACCTGTACTGGTCGGGAACGCTGTCGCTGAACGCCGCCGCGTCGACCACGCTCGACGTTTCGCTACTCGAGTCCGTGATCTTCGGCTCGCTGGTCTACGCGTCGCCCGCGTCGATCAAGAGCCTCACGATCCGGAACACGTCGCCGGGGGCGACTGTGCGGGTCGAGCCGGGGGCGACGAACGGATGGTCGCAGATCCCCGGCCACAATGTCGGCAAGTCTGGCGTGGCGATCCACTACGCGCCGGTCGACGGGCTCCCGGTGACGGCGTCCTCCCGAACGGTGAAGTTCACGAACAACGCGACCGCGATCTCGGCCACCGGGGCGACCACGAACGGCTCGGCCGCGGTGACCGGCCTCGCGTCGACCGCGTCGATGGTCGCCGGGATGGCGGTCTCCGGGACCGGGATCCCCGCGGGGACGACGGTCGCCAGCATCACGAGCGGGACGGCGATCACGCTCTCGACACCGGCGACCGCCACCGGGGCCTCCGTGGCCCTCACGGTCCAGTGGGTCGCGCTCGTCGAGATCTACGTCGTCGGGGTGAGAGCGTGACGAGCACCTGCCCCACCTGCGGCGGTCGCTGCCGCGTCGAGTCGAGCAAGCGGGCCGGCGACCGCCAGGTCCGCTACGTCGAGTGCCAGACCTGCCGGCAACGCCGCCGCCAGGTCGTCCCCGCCCATGCCGTCTGGAGACGCAAGAAATGACGACGACCGCCGCCGCCATCGCAGCCGCCGGGCAGGAGTCCGGGCTTCTGGACAAGGTCTACGTCTTCATCAAGACGGCGAAGGCCCGCGCCGCCGACGGCCTGACGTGGACTGAGTTCGGCGAGCTGCTTGTGGCCCTGCTCCGCATGGCGATCACCGCGCTCGACGAGGTCGCCGGCATGACGGGCCCCCAGAAGAAACAGGTCGCGATCGACGCGGCCGCGATGCTCTTCGACGCCCTGGCCGATCGTGCCGTCCCCCTCGCGGCCCTGCCGATCTGGATCCTCGTCCGCCCGGCGATCCGCTCGCTCGTTCTCGCGCTCGCGGCCGGTGCCGTTGAGCCCCTGCTCCAGCTCGTGAGGTCGCGATGATTACCGCTCTCCTCGTCGCCGCCGCCGTCTACGTCCTGGCCGGCGACCGGCTCGGCCAGGTCGCGGCGTCCATGCCACTCCCGCAGCTCGAGCGGAAGCATGTAGTCGGCGCGGGCCTGATCGCCGCGGCGGCCCTCGCGTGGGGCTACGGCGGGAACCAGTCGCCGACCCCGGCCCCGACGCCCGCCCCCGACGCGCGGCTCGTGCTGCGGGGGACGTTCGTCGGGCCCGACGCCGCAGCCGACGCCGCCACCGTGGCGGCCCTCATGGACGAGCTCGCCTCGGAGATCGAGTGGGATGGCATGCAGCCCGAGCCGCTCATCCGGACCGGCGTCGCCGTTGACGACCTGCGGCAGCGTGCCCGCGAGCTGCGATGCCGGGGCGTGAGCCTGGGCGAGAAGCACCCGCGGGCCCGCGAGGCGATCAAGGCCTACCTCGACGGAGCCGCCGGCACCTCTGGCGGCCCGATGTCGCCGGCCCAGCGGTCGGCCTGGGTCGCCGCCTATCGCGAGATCGGGAGGGCCGCCGAAGATGCCGCACGCTAACCGTCTTCGGTGGCTCGCTGTCGCCGGCCTCCTGGGCATCGCCGCGGCCGTCCTGGTCGCCGGCTGGGGCCGAAGGCCTGGCCCGGTCGGATCGTCCGACGACATCAACTTCGGCTACCGTCCCGACCCGCAGGGAGTCGAGGCCTTCCTCGCGGAGCTGCCGCAGCCCCTGTTCCGCCAGGCAGGAGCCGACACGGTCGCCCACGCGAAGGGGATCGACACGTTTCTCTATCGGTCCGCCCAGAAGGCCCACGTCGCCCGCTACGGCCGGCCGTGGGTCGTCGAGCGGCAGGGAATCGGCGACTGCGTCTCCTGGGGATGGGCTCACGGGGTCTACGTCGCCCAGGCGATCGACTGGGAAACCGGCCGGCTGGCCGAGCCGCCGCTCTTCCCGAGCACCGAAGCGATCTATGGCGGCTCCCGCGTCGAGGCCCGCGGAAGGTCCGGCGACGGATCCTCGCCGGTCGGCGGCTGGAGTGACGGATCCTATGGGGCGGCCGCCGCGCGATTCGTTCGCGACTGGGGCGTGGTCTACCGCGAGAAGTTCGACCGCTACGATCTCTCGGCCTACTCCGCGAGCCGCGCGAAG